AACATGCGAACACCATACGCAATCGTATTGATCTACTATTGCTAGATTATTAAAGTCGCCTAATAGATCAGGTTGATAATCAGGATTGATATCTTGACGAGTTACTGTTTTACCATTGTCAATAAATAACGAATACGCAGAAGATTTTGGACCAGATCCAATATCTAATAAAGTATTAAATGAATAATCTTTAACTAGTTTTCTAGCTGCTTCATCACCAAACATGACGTTTGGTTGCTATTAAGCAATTCTGATAATAGCTGTAGCTGCTGCAGCCGCTGGGAATACAATAGTAAAGTCTCCAGCAGTTGAAGTTTTGTCACCACCAAAATCAATAGTAGCTACTGATTTATCGGAATCGCTTGAGTTATAGATCATACAACCTCTAGCAGTAATAGTAGCTGTACTAAAAGTTAAATCATTAAAATCACAAAACGCAGTAGTACCAGATGATGTTGGAGTTACATTAGTTAGCGTTCCGCCGCCTGAAGTATAGCCTGTTCCACTTGCCTGTCCTGTAGTAGTAAAGGAAGTAGTAGTTGCTCCTAAAGTAGCTGAAGATGTATATAAAGCTAACTTAAAAGTATCACCAGAAGTACCTGCTGTAAAATTATGATTGCCTTTTAAAAGCTCAGTTTTAAAGCTAGTTGTAAGTGTTGATGAAATTGCCATAATTAATTTTTCCTAATAACTTCAGCTACGTCACCAAACCCAAGTTCTTGTAGCTTATTTATAAGTGTAATCCTATCAGATTTTATAGCGTTTTGCATATATAGTTCAATAACTTTCTTAATATTGTCTTTGAATTGTTTTACCTGAGCTTGTACTTGTTCGGGTGCATCTTCGCTAACATGCACTATTCTTTCTACGCAACGCTCTGCCCAAAACTCAACTGGGTGTCCACCATTTTCTGTAGTATGTACTTCAATTGTCCCAAGCTCTGGTCCGGCTTTATAACTCATTACCATTTGTTAGGCTCTCCTACTTTATTTTTTTTAAGATGACTGTCGTTTCTATCTATTAAAAGAGGCTCTCTTCTTTCTTGGGGTTTTTCTATTTCGCTTAATTTTTTTGGTTCTAAGCCACCCTTATCATTAACTACTACAACCAAAGGATCATCTAGTCTGTGGTAACCATATAACTTTTCTTCTGGTGGAACGCTAGTATCTAAAAGATAGCTACTTGAGGCAACTTCTACCTGCATACCGCTAAACATAGCTTTACTTAACCAAAATTCCACAGATGCTCGACCAGCCTCGGCAAAATATAAATTATCTTTATAACCAAAATCAATTCCAAACAATTTTAAAACTTTTACTTTATTCCATAGCGCAAAAGCCACAGCGTAGGAAACCGTATTGTTTAAATAATGACAACCGCAATCTCTTAATATTTCCTTAATTGGATATTCGACAAGACCCGGACACCTGCTATCTAATTCACAAGTGTAAATAGGACCCTCATGTTCTTGCAGCAATTTAGCCATACTGTCAGTTTGACCGCCAGCATCATCGGTATCTAAAAACCTAGACGCAGGATCCATCATAAATACTCTATCGTGGTAAATAACAGAAGCTACTGCGTTAATTGTCCACACTTCATCAAAATGAACTCCGTGTGATTTTGCTAAATTATATTCGTGCCAGCTTTTTCCCATGCCAACAAGTGCCACAGTTTTGCCTTCAAGTTTCTTGATTGGTTTCATGTCTTCTCCTTTTATGAAACTAAGTTACGTTTGATCTTAACATATCGTAACGATATTCATCACGTCTGCCTCGACCTTCAAATTCGTTTTTCAGTCTAGATAATTCTTCTAAATATCTTTGGTTATACAAGTTTAATAAATCTTGTTCACCCTTCATAAAAGTATAAGCTTCTACAAGAGATCCGTAAAGTAATGCGTTTCTACCATTCTCACTTATCCAAGTTCCGTTGGTATCTGTTACTAAAGAATTTGGCTTATAAAGATAATGCAGTTCAACATCATAATCTGCATCAGGAACTGGAGCTACAGTTAATGTGCTGCCATTACTAGGAGCTGTAGATAATTCCGCATCGAAATCTGCATAGTATTTTGGAACTCCACGCAAAGCAGAATCTGTATTGTCTTTTGTGTATGCCTGAATAAAAGTTGGATGTTTTTTAAGTAAAGTTATATTGTCTCCACTTGCATCAATAACTGTTAAGGAGAAGCTTAAAACAAAATCTGATGGCGCTGTTAAGAATCTATTGCCAGTAGTTAGATTACCGGTAACATTTTTTCTAAACGCATTCATTTGAACTTCCTTAAAAATTCTATCTTCTGCGTTTTTAATTAAATCATTTAAAGTGTTTACAAAAACAGTTTCATCGTTTTGTGTAAAGTCTTGGATTAATGTTTTTAATTCAGCTAATGTCATGTTGTAGTAATTGTAACCTCACCTACATTTCCTGTCATTTGATATCCCGGAATTGCAGAAGAGATAATATTATCATTATTGGTAAGAATGTATCCTTCTCCTACCTCTTTGTCTGTATCTGGTCTTGGCTCAAATAAAGCTACTGGATCTGCACCTGCGCTATGAACTTCTAGCTGTGGATGTTTTGCTTCGTAACATTCACCGCAAACTTTAAAACCAGTCCATTCTTTATGTAAATTTGAAAGCAAAAAGCGGAAACCGCAACGATCACAAAGACCTAATGCGTATTTGCCTGTTGCATAAGACATTATGGTCTCCTATATGCACGTATTCCCGGCATAATGCGAAAAGCGTTCTTTTCTCTGTCTTGGTCTGCTGCTCTTCTAAACTCTTCTTCGTATAGTTCTTTTAATAGCGCTGTGCGCTCCGGAGATCGCTTCAGAGACAAGTAATAAGCTAATCCTGCTGCTAGGCAGGGGTAGAACCTAAAAGGCATTTGTAGAGTGTCTGTGGCGTTGTCAGCATCATCCATTCTCATTAATCTATTTACTACCAAAATATCAGTTGAATTTTCTGGAGTAGGATACACATATATTTGAGGAGATATGGCTTTGTCTATAAAAAATTGTGAAGGTCTTGCCTGAGTTGCCTTATCTGGTATATCGGTGTATTCAGATCTACCAATTCTATCTAATTGAATATCTGTGGTTTGGGATCCGGTTGTTCTTCTAACCACAACATCCAAAACATCTATAACAGCTGTAGGATTAGTTGAATCTAAGTCGTAGTTAGCAGTTCCTTGTGTTGTAGTGATTGTAGTTTGAGATATTGTCCACTGATTTAAACCTCTGTTTGCCCATTCAGACAATAGAAGATTAAGACTGCGTTTTGCAGTTTGATAGTCGTAGCCTGTTCTAAGTTCTAGACCACATCTTTCAAATGCTTCTTCTATAAACTCAGCAACATCTAACTCAAAGTTTTTGCTGCCTGAAACTGCCATAATTTAATTACTTACGTTTTTTGCCTTTTTTCTTTTTTTTGCCTTGAGCAGCTGCCGCATTTTCAGCTCTTCTGGTTGCATTACCTGCAGCAACGGATCCGCCATTTTCCATGTACATACCGCCGCCACGCATTTTCATGCCGCCTTTACGCATACGCATTTTTTGTTTCATTATTTTCTCCTAAGAGTATTTAGTTTGTTTTCTTCTGCCTGACATAACTGCCCCGCAGCCTTTATGATAACTTTTCTTTTTACCTTTTGCACTAGCAGAAACGCCACCATTTTTCATATAGCCCATCTTATTTCTGACAGCTTTAGGAAGTTTTGGTAATCCCTTGTTTCCTTCAGGAACTTTTTTCAAGCTTTTCATTATTTCTTTCCTTGTGTAATTGTGTTAATTCTTTCCAAGTGTAGTAATTTTTAGTTACTTCATCCCAATATAAACCTTTGTAATCCCAAACTTCTGTCATTTCTTTTTTCTAGTAAAAGTTTTTACATTTGTTGGTTTTCCACCAACTCCTTGAGGTTTTGCTCTTTTTCTCTTAACAGCGCTTCTTACTTCGCCTTTTGTCATTTTACGAGCTTTAGACAACGGTACACATTTAGGATACTTTCTTTTGCTACCTTTTGCAGATTTTCTTCCGCAAGGTTGAAACTTTCCATCTTTTTTGGGCGCACCGATGTCAACCCACTTTTCTTTAAACCATTTATCTAAGCCTTTAGCCATTATCTTAAAAGTGTAGGCTTTTTCTTTTCAGGAAGAATTTTTGAGAAACCTCTAGCTTGAACTCCTCCGTTATAATCTTTTATGTGAGTAACCTCTCCACCTGCTTTATAAGATTTAACTTTTTTGCCATCTAAGCCTTTTACTTTTCCCTTGCATACTTTTACACCATAAGCGTTAGCGTATGCTGAAGGA